GCGAATCTCCAGCTTGATCTGCAAGCTCCCGCCGATCAGCTGGTCGGTGTCGGTCACCTTGGCCAAGCCAATCGCACGCATCAGGTTTCCAAGCTCCATTCTACCAATCTCCTCAGCTTTGGCGCTGGCGTTCTGAATGTTCAGGTTTCCAAACACAACCCGGCCTTGATGGCTGGGGCCGGTCACATCGTAGCGAACCTTGATGTATGAGCCGTTGCCGTCTTTGGTGGACTTGAGTTCAGCTCCGGTGATGGCCACGTCATACCATCCAGCGGGCAGCGGGTCAAAGTTGCCGGTTCCTTGAGGCAGGTCTGCGGCGTCGAATGCTTGGGGAAGGAATGCCATGATGATTAGTCCTTTTTGGTGATGGTGAAAGAAGGTCGGCCCGGTTTGGCCGTGATAGCACCAGCCAGAGGCCGGGTGATGGATTCGTCGGCAGCTTTCCATGCCGACATGTTGAGTTCAGGCTTCCAGCGGAAAAGGCTGGCGAGGTGTTCAGACAGTCCGTTCTCGGCGGCAAGCTCTTGCACCATGTCTGCATCGACCTTGCGATCAATGCGGCATGTCACCTTTACTTGGAACCCATCAAGATCATGCGTGCTTGAACCTTCTGCAGTGGCGCTGATCTTTAGGGATTTGACCAGCTCGTCCTCAATCAGGCGACGACGATCAACCGCAAGTTTCTCAGCCTCTTTAGCTGCAAGCCATTGGAGGTGAAGTGTCATTGATGACCACCAATCTTGCGAATGATCGCCCCCAGGTCAGGCGCTTCCCACATGTCCAACTGACCGGCGGCGCGGTTCTTGGCTTGCCACAGACCGTCTGAGTCCGTCATGAGCGCCCGAACGGTTTTGCCTTCCGAGTCCTTGTCAACGCGCAAAGGCATCACTAAGTCAAAGAAGTACCCCAGGTTTTGACTCAGAGACTTACCCGGCATCATAGGGCCGTAGAGGATGCGCCCTGACTCGTCCTGCAACTTCTCGCACTTGGCGGTGAAGTACACATTACGCCCAGGCAGGTCACGGAATGCGCGGATCATTTGCGTCATCACCGTGTTCAGTTCTCCATAAGCTGCGCGTCCATCCTTGTTGCGGCGCAACTCCTCAGCCAGCACCACCTCAGCAATCTCACTGATCGAATCCAGCGCAACCGATTGAAACGGATTGGCTTCGGCGCTTTCTGTCAGCCATGTGTAAGCCTCCATCAGATCAGCCATGCTGCTAATCTCGATGTAAGGCACATCAGCCCCCGCAATCGAAAGCAAACCACCCTCTGCACTCAGAGCAATAGGGCTTGGCAATGTTGGGATCAGAGAAGTCTTGCCAGCGCCAGCATGTGAGTAAACCAGACACTTCACACCATTGGCGTGCAGTCCTTTTGTCGTCTTGACGTTGATAGCCATTTGGCCTCCTTATTGATGCGCGTTCGGCCTATCCGGTTGCGCATTGGTTGTAACTCTATCCGCTTTGATGTACCATGTCAACACGTCAATGACATAAATCTACATTGTGAGGCGTAAAAGATGATGACACTAGATCAGATCAGGGATGCCCTGAAGGACAGGCGCCCCGCGATGGTGGCTCAGTCTACCGGCCTGCACGTCAACACCGTGATGAGAATTCGGGACGGTATGAACACGAACCCCACCTATGAAGTGGTGGCCGCTTTGTCCGACTACCTGCAAGGAAAGGTAGCGGCGAATGGCTGATCTCTCAAAGGTTCTTGGCGGTCCTTGGACGCCACCAACAGAAAAGCGCGTGACTCCACCAGAGGAACAACTCATTGACGCCATGCGCGGTGCAGGGCTTGAGCCCCCTGAGCAAATCCATCTTGACGGAAAGTTGCACCGCTTCAAGTCAGGCACCAAGGGGCAGGGCAAGGGAGGCGACAAGCCGGGATGGTATGTTGTCTATGGTGACGGCGTTCCTGCCGGGCGCTTTGGGTGCTGGCGCTCTGGCGTAGAGGTGACGTGGCGGGCAGAGATTGGCCGCAAGCTCTCGCCCGCCGAGGAGATGGCAAACGCTCGGCGCATGGCTGAGGCCAAAGCGGCCCGAGATGCTGAACAGGCACGTCAATACGAAGTCGCATCAAGCACGGTCGAGACAATCTGGTCATCCGCACAAGGTGCAAGCCCAGAGCACCCATACCTTCAGCGCAAGGGCATCGGCGTACACGGCGCCCGCGTGACGGGTGATGGGCGTCTGGTCGTGCCTCTGTATGGTCAGGATGGGCAACTGTCCACGCTTCAATACATCGCACACGATGGCACCAAGCTCTACCACCCAGGCGGTCAGACTGGCGGCAAGTTCTGGATGATCGGCACCGCCGACGAGCCGGGAAGCATCTACATCGCCGAGGGATTCGCCACCGCCGCCACCATCCATGAGGCTACGCATCGCCCGGTCGTGGTGGCTTACAGCGCCAGCAACCTTGTCCCTGTCACAGGCTCCGTGCGTGAGATGTACGGGCAGGCTCAGGACATTGTGATCGTTGCCGACAACGACGCATCAGGCGTGGGGCAACGCTACGCCGAGCAAGCATCTGCCAAGCATGGGGCGCGTATGGTCATGCCCCCTATCTTGGGGGATGCGAATGACTATGATCAGAGTGGTGGTGATTTAATGGATTTGCTCATGCCTGTCACGTCTGGCGATTGGCTTATCCATGCCGATGACTTTTCGGCTCAACCGGCCCCAATCTCATGGCTTGTAAAAGGCTGGGTTCAGGACCACGCGCTCATCATGGTGCATGGACCGTCGGGGGGAGGCAAAACCTTTGTCGTGCTTGATTGGTGCCTGCGCATGGCATCCGGCATGAGTGAATGGTGCGGGTTGAAAGTAAAGCCAGGCAACGTGGTGTATCTGGCAGGAGAAGGTCATCATGGGTTGCGTGGACGGATTGCCGCATGGAAAAGCCAACACAGCGCCGGAACCTTGTCCATGTGGTTGTCTAAAGATGGGTGTGACTTGAATAAGCCAGAAGGCTACATAAAGGTAGCCGAGCAACTTCGCACGCTTCCTGCTACTCCTAAACTCGTCGTCGTTGATACGCTACACCGATTCTTGGATGGCGATGAGAACAGCCCGCTTGATACCAAAACCATGATTGATGCGTGCAACCGCATCATGAATGAGTTTGATTGCAGCGTGATTCTGGTTCACCACACTGGTGTGAGCGAGGAAGCGCAGCACCGCGCACGAGGGTCATCCGCTTGGCGAGGCGCGCTCGACATTGAAGTGAGCGTTGTTCCAGCAAAAGATGGCTCACCCATGCAGATCATCCAGCGCAAGTCCAAAGATGCGGAAATGGCCGAGACTGTTTTCGTGGCGCTTCAATCTGTGCAAATCCCCGGATGGGTTGATGAGGACGGAGAACCAGTCACATCAGCCGTTGTTGTTCAGTCAGAAGCGCCACCTCAAAAATCAGAGAAGCCAGACACAAAGTTGGCGGCTCATCGAAAGCTATTCGAGCGCGCCTGGTTCGACTCACGGTGCGAACACCGCAACGGATCACCCTACGTCAGTCGCTCAGCCATGAGCCAGTTCCTAACCAGCAAAATGGGATTGACTCAATCTTCCGCCGACGTTTACGTCAAGCCAAGCGCGTCAGGAAAGCCGATAGCCGAGCTTCTTCTTGCAGAGATCATTGAGCCTTTTGAGCACGGATGGATCGTCTCAGATGAGGTTCAGGCCAGCGCGATGATGCTTAGAAAAAGGTAAGTTATCCACAGCTTATCCACAGCCAAATCATTCGGAACTTTCGGAACTATTCGGAACTGTTCCGCAACAGTTCCGATGGGCAAAAGCAGCGAATCAGCGGAACCAATCGGAACAAAATCCCTTTAGGGATTGTTCCGAGATTCCGATGTCGTTGCAGCGCGATTTCGTTACGGTTGTTTTTTGTCTCTGGATTTCTGTTACAAAAGTTATCCACAGGCCATTACCCGACTGCGCTGTGGGGTCATTCCACACACCACAACCCACCCCCGCTAACATGGCGTCATCAGGGCACACAGGAAAGCCACCAAGCGGCTGAGCGCCGTGAAGAAAGGAAAATCATGAACCCGTTTAGCAAAGATTACATACCTCAGATAGAGACTGCCGATCTGGCAAAAACTGCTCACCAGCGCACCGTACAGAAGGCCCAGCGCAAAGAGCGCATGCAGTCAACCGACCCCCTGACGAAAGCCCAGGCTAAGGGGGCGATCATGGGGCTTAAGCCGAAGGAGAAGCCATGAGCATC